TTTACAGCAAACTCGGCATAACCTTGGATGTTATTTGCGGCCCGGTTTCCCCACGCCACTGCGCTGTCCAGCATTGCCTCTAGTTGGAGGGCGTACTGGTTTAGCACCGCTGGCGCTTCCACTCCGAACGAGTCCAGCACTAGGCGGCTGTCGTTGCTCAGTTGTAGGTAGTCCGCGATCGCCTCCAAGGAGGGACCCGAGGAGGTTTGGGAATAGTTGGGCGAGGAGTCCTGGCTGAGATACGAGGTCGGCGCTACCGATTGTTGCGTAGCTTGGTAGCTGCCCTGACCGTAGTTGGCCGGGGTATACGCTGTCGGTGTCGGCGCTGACTGTTGACCCTGGAACGGGGATTGGACTGGAGCGCTCAGTAGGTTCACTACTTTGTTGAACGCCGACTCCCATGGATTCCCCGCCGAGTCCGCCTGTTGGTATTGGGGGGCGTACTGAGTAGGGGCTGATTGGTAGCTGGGGGCTGCCTGAGGTACCGCTTGGGGGTAGCTCATACCCACTTGATACCCCACTGGAGCCACCTGGTAGCTGGCCTGGGCCGCTTGCGGTGCTGCCACCACGTAGCTGCTCGGGGCGACGGCTGCTGGTGCTTGGCTCGTCTGTGGGATCGATTGGACGATAGCGTCCTGCATAACTCATCTCCTTTTGTAGAGCTTCTAAAGTTCGATACAGATATGGAGTTAAATCCAATCTCGGATCCGCAGCCATCGGTAAATCCGGTGATTGCGGGTGAGGGGTCTGCATCATGCCCCCCACTAGGCCAGCGAACGCTTTGTATGCACTCTGCAATTCTCCAACCATCCTGAACGGGAAACCCGAAAGCATCCCGGCCCTTTCTTCATCTGTTTTAGATGGGAAAAGATATTTCAGTGCTTCAATGCTATCAACACCTAACTCCTGGAGGTTCCTAACCACAATAGAATTGTTAAGTGTATCCTGCGTGGAGTCTTCATACACAGGTCCCATCCAACGCCATAACATTGTTACGTCGCCATCAGGAATCAGTCCAAGCACACCAGGTGGAATCTGTTGTGACTTGAGGCATGCCATCATTAAACTTTTAACTTGCTCTTCAAATGCACTACGCGCATCTTCATACATATTTGCTTCTTCAGGAGTAGCAGTCTCTGGTAGCTCCAGGGGCTTTTCAATGCCTGCAGTAGCAGCAAGTGTTTCACGGAACAGGCGTTCCTCTTGGTAAATAATTAATTCAAAGCAACGGCAAATACCGTATGTATAAATTGCAGTTGCTTTTTTCTTTGATGTTGCAGATACACGTCCAAACAATGATTTGTATTCTGTTGCAGTTACGCCAGCAGAAATTGATAGTTCATCTACACCACCAAGAGCGGTCCTAATTTCTTCTCGATATTGACGAGAGAATGAATTCTGGTCACCAGTGATAGCATCTGGAACAATGTAGCCAACTCTATCGTTTGGTTCCAGGTTTGCAATAACGCGTGGCACACGAATTTGGCCATCAACACCACGGCTAACAGGATCTGATTTAAATGTAGAACGGCTTAAACCATTGGGACTATTGAACCCAGAGTTTGCCGCAATAGATGGACGTTGTACAACGGAATCACCACCGGATTCCATTAGATCAGTTTTTGGCCTGGAGGAGAGAAGAGTTGGATTACCAAAGAATTGAATATTCTTACGCATGGTGCGAATCATTTCATCATGCGTACAAATGTGATTAGCAAATGCCTCAAATTCCCCAACACCTTCGTTAGAAAATCCCTTGGGATTATTAAGGATTTCTACGCAAGGAATAAAACCAAGCGTATTTTTAAACGTTTTTGTTTTACCGGATACAGCGTAGTTGGGTTGTTCAAATGAAATCTCACCTTCTGAGTGAGTCTCTTCAATTGTCTTATGTTTGATTGAAAGCCTGATGTAACGTTTGGCACCTTGCCCCATGGAGGCAGGACCTGTTAAGCTCCCTGTTTGGATGTCTTGATCAAAGCCAAAACCACGACGCACCTTATAGCTATAGATGATTACAACTTCGTCCAGTTCTCCGTCTACGTTGTAGTATGTGCGATACTCATGTTTACGGAAGAAGTACAAACGGTAGTTGGCTTCTGTCGGTCGAATATAAAAAAGACCTTGGCCATCAGCCAAGAGGTAATCCCAGATTGAATCGAGGCGCGTATCAAGTTGGTTATATTTAACTACACGATCAACAAAATCTTTGCGCTGGTTTCCAAAGTTATCTTGCCCCGGGAAAAATTCAACACCTTGGCGGATACCAAATAACCGCATCTGTGCCAGGTGCGATGCCACGATGCCAGTATCAATTGCAGACCCACCATCTTTTTCAAGATACGAGTCAATAATTTCCCTTAATCGTGTCTTAGCATCGACCGCCATTAACTATTGTCCCCTTTATCTTTATTGATCTTAGCAGCTTTTAATTGTTTCTTGTGCCACAACCAGCGGTCAAAGTAAAGCAATTCACCCTGAGTAAACAACTCAGGATGTTTTAACGCTTCTTTGACTAGTTGTTTTTTCTTCATTTGTATAAGTTAGATATTGTTCAATAAAGGCCTTGCTGTTTCAATGCTTCTACTTCAGCTGCGCGACGATTAAGAATCGTATTTATTGGTGCATTATTTGGGCCTTGTTTAATTCCTTTTTTAGAATTATCAACAGCTTCTTGAGCTTGGCCAAACCAAGACATTGGGTTTAGCAAATTAAATCCACCTGCAAGTTGAGCTCCTTCCATTCCCGCCATATTACCAACGGCTCCGGCAAACCCTTGTGCTAAAGGAAGCCTTTGTTGGGGTTGTCCTTGCCCAGGAGTACCATAAACACCCCTAATTGCGTCGGGATCTTCCCCTGGGAGCATTGGAAACGACTTTGGAAATGCGCCCGGAATTTTATTACGTGGGTCAGTTAGTGGGTTTGGATTTGCCTGTGCTTGATATCCGGTATTACCTGGCGCACCAGGGAAATTGTAAAACATTTTAAATCTTGCTTGTTGTTTTATTTTACTCTTCTATAACCTCGTACCCGGCACTGTCGTTGAGCTTGGTTAGAAGAACACCATTTCCTTTGAGCTTCCATTCCAAAACATCGCCTTCTTGCCAACCAAGGGTTTCTATGATGTCATCCGGAAAAGTAATGAACGATTCCCCGTTTTCGTCTTCTTGGATTTCCAGGATGTAGCTCATTTTGTTAAAAGCTTTTCCACAAGTTTATCAAGCTTCATGTTGATCTGTTTAAAATTGTCGTGCATTTCTGTAATTTCCCTTAGGAAGTCCACCTTCAAAACGTAGTCCAAGGGCATGCGGTTCACCTTTTCTTCTAGCTTATCCAACTCTCTTTCTTGGTTTGCCAATGCGTTGTCAATTTGTTTTGCTCGCACTGAAAAACGATTTAAAATTTTATTGGCTGTCCAGCTCCCTCCGGAGACGCCTGATATAACCAACGTTACAAATAACGCTAAATATTCTGGACCCATGACTAAAACTTTTCTTCTATTCTAGACTTTAGTAATCAAGATGGAGGTTTCCTTTTCTGGCCAAGCCTGTGACTAACCATACCAAGGCGTCGACGCAATCGTCATGACTACTAACACCGAAATTAGTGAGTTCCTCGAAGAGATTACTGAAGTTCCTGAAACGGTTGAAGATGATCTTACGGTCTTCAAACATGCCAATGATGCCACGGAATCGTGCAAGCTTATCTGCACGGAACCCTTTCACTGGGTGCCAAAGCAGATTGTAGAGTCCTTCGTTATTCAAGCAAACACGTTTGAAGTCGGCCTCCAAGGAAGCCTGGTATTGTACGGCTTCTGACCAAATATCACACGTTGAGTATGTTGGGAAGTACGAACCGTTTTCATCACAACCAAGAATAGACCAATCGTTCAAAAGCTCTTTCATGGCGTCTAGTTTTTCTAGGTTTCCCATGACCCTGATGCGTCGGTAATCAATGATGTGTATTCGGTCTCCAATACGTCCCCCAAGAATCATTACGGTGTAATCGTTTTTCTCTTTGATTCCAGCAGAAAGATCAACACCAATACCAAGAGCGTCAAATTCTGTTGAGATTTCTGCCTTAACAATTAACTCTGGTGCCAGGGACAATTCATTTTGTCGTATGACTTGATTCATGTACTGGAAAGAAAATGCAATAGGAGCTTGCCTTTTCTTTTCCTTTAAGTATTCCAAGGGCCACATCTCCGGCCAGTATGACTTCTCTTCTCCTGTTTTAACATCATTTTGAATAGCAGATAAAACAATTTGCATCCAGTTGTTTTGTTCATTGAATGTTGTCGAGTGAATATCGTCATGCCTAAATCTGGTACCAAGGCAGATTGCCCTAGCACCTTCAAACATGGTTGGTGAAATCACTGCGTTCCAGTTATCCTGCATCATTTTTCTAATGTCAGGGTTAGAGATATCTGCGGCTGACTTGATGGCGTCATCAATCATTACCAAGTGCGAACGCTTGGAGGTCACCGAACCTTTCAAGCCTGCAGCACAAAGAGTAAATTGTTCATCACCAATTACTTCAATACCTGCAAATTTATGGTCAATAGACCAATATTCATTACTGGTTACGTTCTTTAGGAGACGTACCCTAGGAAAAACTTCTTGATACCTTTTGCTTTCAATAATGCGCTTAATAGTTGCAGACTTGGAACGAGCAATGTCTACCGTGTAAGACAAGTAAAGAATTTGGAGCGGAAGTTTGGCAGTAGTGTGAATTCCAATTGCCCAGGCGGTAAGCAAACCTAATACCGTGCTCTTTGCTGAACCGCGAGGAGCAAGTAGGTCAATGTTTGGACCAGCAATTTTGATCAAACAAGAGCTATCTTGGTTGGTTATAAATTGCCTATGCCATTCTTTATGGTGCTCTGCCGGTGGTTTATCTGCTACGTACTCACAAAAATAACCAAAATCTTCCTTTGCAAGATCTAGCTTATCTTGGTTTTTGTTTTCTTTAAGTTTAAAGTTTTTTGTTGCAGCACGAGCATTACGACGATGTGCCAGGTAAGTATAAGCGGGCACAGCAGGTAATCAAACTATGCTTAAATACTAGCTTATTTTTTAGCTTTACGTTTTTGCTCTTGATATTTCCTAGCCTTGTCTAGAGCTGCCTTACGTTTTTCCTTGTCGTTCATCTCAGTACCATCCTCCTTCTTAGCTTCTTTCTTCTTGAGGTACTCAAGAAACTGAGGAGGCATTTTACCTTTAGCCATGATTATTCTCCTGGACGCCTAGAGGGAATGTTTCCACCAGAGAAGCCTGGTTGCCTTGGCGGCTGAGCGCCACGACGTTGCTGCTCACGGGCGTAGTTACCATATGCTGATCCTACGCCTCCTCCAATAGGCGGTAGGCCACCTGGAGCGGCTTCTGGGCGCTTATTACCTGCCAATGCAATTTGTTTACCTGCGCCCATCTTTACTTCTTCTTGAGAGGTACAGGCTTACCTTTGCCTTTAGCGGGAGGCATGGGTGCTCCTTTTTTGGGGGGAACTGGTGCGCCCTTCTTGCCCATTTCTTCCTTGCCCACTGGAACAAGGCCCTTGCCAGGAACAAACTTTTTCTCTACGGCCATGGTTAGAAGATAGCTCTTGTTTAAGTATACTGTTATTTATTCTTCCAGTTGCATTCTGGCCCACACACTCATAATTGCTTCTTCCAGTGGGGTTTCAATTGGGTCATCTTTAAAGATAAACGCAACTTCGCGCATTGCTCGGTCGGCACCAGCCATCAATAGGCCCTTACGATCTTTGACCGAAGTAAACTCTTCTACTTGTGCAATGGTGCCACGTAATTCACGTTGCATACCTGCAATGCGGGCAACACCGTGATCTCGTTTGACATTACCTTCTCCCGGTATCTCCATAGACTCCCGCAACTTGCGGATGTCTTCTTGCATCTCTTCAATTTCGTACAGAAGAGTCTTACGATGATCCGGCTTCTTATACTTACTTTTTACCCAAGCTTCACACGCAACAATGCTTCCGTTGTAACCAAGGAAGCGAGCGTAGAGAAAGACTTCAATTAATGAATAATTATCAGAAGCAAAAGCAATAAATGACTCCTGGACAGAACAATCTAAATTGTCTACCCAGTAATCAAATACCTCAATATCGATAAGCTCGCTGGGCCTGTCCGTAGTCGCGGGCTTCGTCGTCTTGCTTAAACTGCTGTCCTTGCTCCGCTGACGTACGCTGCTCTTGGGCGCCCTTGCCGATAGTTTCTCGTTCTTGGGATCCAACATCTTCCGCCTTCTTCTTGGAGAATTCGTAGGCTACACCAGCAGCTTGCTTGTACTTGTCTAAATCAAACCAGTCATCAACATCTGTCTGGCCTGCGGGCACGCTACTGGTCATGGCAATAAAATCTCAAGAAAAAATTAGAAGTTACCCATCATGCTAGCAAGGCCCTGGGAGAAGACATCACGACGGCCTTCAACAGATTTCTGACGTTGTTGACGACCTTTTGATGCTTCCAGGCGGGAAAGCAATTCTTCAAAACGGTTAATGTCAAAGTCAGAAGCACTATCAGTACCAGTGTTGGTAAGTGCGTTTCCAGAGTAACTCATCTTTAAAAATTTTAACTATACAAATTATAGCAAAGGTATATTAGTTCCAGAAACCAGAGACCAGGTTTGAAGCAACATTACCAAATGATTGAATCTTTTGTTGTTCTTTCAAGCCTTCATTTTTAATCTTCTGAGTATTGGAATCAATCTC